GGCGCATGTCTGGAGACATGAATACGTCTCTGGGCAATTGCATCCTCATGTGTAGTATGATCAAAGCCTACTCCACAGCCCGTAATGTGCGCACGCTATTGGCCAACAACGGAGATGACTGCGTCGTGTTTATGGAGAAGGCACATCTTAGTAGATTCATGAGTGGGCTGTCAGAGTGGTTTCTTGAACTTGGATTCAACATGACCATCGAGACGCCTGTGTATGACTTTGAAAAGATAGAGTTTTGCCAGACACAGTGTGTGAAGCTCGAAACTGGTTGGCGTAGTGTACGCAATTTTAGAACGGTTTTCAAGAAGGACACCATGTGTCTGAGGCCAATACCCAACCTCACCACACTGAAGAAGTGGATGTACAGTGTGGGTGATGGCGGATTGAACGCATGCAGCGGAGTCCCAGTGCTGGAAGCCTTCTACGAACTCTACAAGCGCAGTGGTGTGCCTTGTTCATGGAAAAATGAGAATCCATATCGGTTTGCGTCAACGAGCAAGCGTGAGGCCAAGATAACGATAGAGGCTCGAGCAAGTTTCTATGTTGCGTTTGGCATGTTGCCACATGAACAAAGGTTGGTAGAGAAGTATTTGCGGCTTAGTTCGATAGAATGGGAAACTGTCGGACCTATTCATAGAGATGATCTAGTTAATTGGTCGGCCGGCCATCAATTAACTAACTATGAAGACGAAGAATAATAAGCGCAATAAGCGAGGCCGTCGCTTGAATTACGGCCAGCCGCAACGAACTCAACTCGCCCTTCCATCACGGTTTCCGCGGGCAGGAGCTGATGTTACAACTTTACGATGCAAAGGACTGACTGCGATAGACTCGTCAACCACTGGCTTTTCAAAACAGGCCATCTGGTTGGTGCCTTTCCACAGTCCTTACGTCAAAACCCTGGCTAATATTGTACCCACTTTGGACTCTTTCTACCAGTTGTACTCACGTTTCATCGTGAGTTCGATGACAGTACGTGTGATTCCGACGATCAGCG